GATAACGCAAACACACAACAAAATGGAAACTCCCAACAAGGGCAGCAACAGCAACAATTCCTGATAGTAGATACTTTTAACGATACCCAATTCCGATTCTATCGTATAGGTATGATTCTTAAGATGAGGGATAAGGCCCTTCCTTTCCTTCATCGATTTCTTTGCACTATCTGGAAGCAGTACGTCCATTTGACTATCGCACCACATAGCAGTATTGGCCACTACCTTAACACGACAAACACCATTGTCTGCCGCTGCTGGTTGTTCGGTAATGTCCTTAGCAGTAACAAACTTCCCTTCTTTAGAAACAAACATTGGGTCGAAACTTACCGGGTCACAATGCTTAATGATCGACTTCTTTTGATCGATCAATTCCTTTTTGTTTTCCATAAGAAAATTAAAAAGGGCCTTGCCTTTTAACTCATCCGGTATTCTCAACTTCTTGCTCATTTCTTAATGATTTCGTTTGTTTTTACTGCCTTTTGTTTGTCCTCCTGAGATTGCAGCAGGGAAGCCTTATCCACCTTTGGAGCATTCGGCTTCCCGTTATTGGAGGTATCATTGTTGCTGTTGCTGCCCTTGTTGGGAGTTTCCATTTTGTTGTGTGTTTGCGTTATCGTTACTAAACTTTTGTCCTCCGGGTATTGCGAAAGACAACCCCTGTTGGATTGCCTCAAAATAATATATGTCACCATTGGGCCGTTGTGGTTCACCCATCAACTCCAATGCACGATTGAATGTTATGAAGTTTGCAAAGAAGTCAGCCCTAACAGCTTCGCCTAGTGTCTTTCTAGCTGTAGCTTCACTTTGCTTATCCTTCTGCATAACGGCAAGATGATCGTAAGTCTTGCTGATTGAAAGATTGTATTCTTCCGTTTTGAACAACTGGTTGAGCTGTTCATATATCGATTCTGATTCCGGGATGATCCCATCCTCATAAAGTTGCTGCTTGTATTCCTTGGTGTTAGCTACGGCTGGTCCCTTGTCGCTATTAATTAACGGAGAAGGATAGTTGTAAGCATCACATATCCTCATGATATCATCACCTATTTCCTCAAACAACATTAGATCCTTGGTAGGGAAGCCCATTTGTTGCCACTTAAGAGAAGCCTCAGTAACAATGAACTGCCATTGCTTGCTTCTTATCCCGTATCTGGCAAGATCTTGCTGAAGGTTTTCTTTTTGTTTTTCTGTAACTGCAATGTTGCCATAAGGACCACTTCCCGTTTCCTGAGTGATCATACCAAGAGCACCACGATAATTGATAAGGGTGTTTCTTGCTTCGTATGCACCTATCACATTATTGATAGGAAGTTCCAGCGCACAGATCCGGCTTTCTGGAATTATCAAACTTTTGAATGAAGGGGTGAAATCCTTCAGGATAAATACATCTTGAACATTCAGCGGGATCCGAACCTTACCGTATTCAAGCCAGATACTTTTTATAAGAGAGCTGCCATCATTCTTTAGCTTGGTGAATGAAATATCATCCCTTTCTTCAATACTACACATGAACGGGGGAATATTCCATAGTGCAGTAGCATCTATAGCATCAAATCCAAACGGCTTAATAGGGAGAATAACCGCATATCCAAATAGCTGCTGATAGATATAATACTGAGCTTCGAACTGCTTCCATGATTGCAATGGATTCGGTCTTTTCAACAATGCCTTTAGCTTCTTAGCATATTCGCTATTCGCTTCTTTGCCTGTAGAATTGAGGATAACAGTACGACCATTAATGAATGCTTGTGCTTTGCGATTGATAACAGCATTGAGGGGAGGACACTTTGTAAAGGCATTCTTTACGGCACCTATACCAGTGTAGCTAAAGTGAATATCTGTTAGGCCGTCCGGGGAAAACCACCATGCACCATTGCCGAAGCCTTGGTATGAACTATGATCAATATTCTCATCAACGAAGAGTGCCTTAGCTGCATTACCAAGGTTTCCCTTTAGTAACTCACGCCCGGCATTCGAAAAATTTGATTTGTTCATGTGTAAAAAAAGGGCCACTACCCGTTAAGATAGCGGCCCTCATGAGGCTCTGGTGTTTGTAAAAAAAGATATGTTGCGAGGGGGAGGATCGAACTCCCGACCTATGGATTATGAGTCCATCGGGCTACCGCTGCCCTACCTCACGATTTTGTTTCGGGAAGATTGTGTTCAAAGACCCGCACTTGTTACATTTGATTTCAACTAAGCCTTGAATTACATTAGCATTGCACAACTTTTTATTACAGTTGTTGCACCGCTTCTCGTATAATTCAATCCCGTTAACAATGGTTCGTGTGAAGGTCTTGCCCCTAGACATCAATCAAAATTAAGTAAAAGGTATATTCTAAGAAATCTATTTTTTGAAATTCTTGTCAAACTCAGGACTTTTCACTATGGCAAAAAAGAAATTAACAAATGTGGATTACTCATCTTTTGGCGGCAAATCGGTGAACATTCCACTTGTCACCATGAACACTATCAACTTCCTTCTGCTTACGATCAGTGATGCAATCAACTCCCCTTCATGCTTAGGATACAATTCGATTTCTTCCCGGACTATAGAGATAATCGCATCTAATTCTTCAGCACTGCAATGGTGAAGTAGATCGTAAATTTCTAGTGTTGTGTATGTGGGAGTAGTGGGCAGAAGAAAGATCTTTGGCTCAATTTACGGCTTTTATATATTCCCGGATCGCAGTGCATGGGTATGTGCTCCGTATCTTATACCGTCCATGTGGTGATTGAACTCATCTATAGGGGTATTGGTAACTATACCATCGATTTCTATGAACTTATACTTCTTAGTTTCCATGTCGATATTGGTACTTCGCTTGGTGTAGGCAACAGACTTGTTTCTCAGGAAGAGGACCCCGGAGAGAATAGATCCCGGGCCTTTGGCTGCTGGATATGCAGCTATTCCCAATAGCCTTAGCTCCCGGATCATTTCTGTAGAGTGATCGCAGTAGCATGTTTGTCCTTGCTTATACCCATTTTCTTTGAATACCTGAGCTATAACGGTTGCCGGGATTGCCTGACTATACATCAGTTCATCTACTACATAATCGTAATCACAATCCGGTGGATCTATCATAATGCGACCACCAGCGGTTGGATCCGCTTTCTTGTTTTCACTGAAGCCAAAGTCTAAATACCAGATAACACCATCACTATATGGGAACTCATCAACCTTGGCCCAATTGGAATATATCGTCCCCTTCAACTTACCAGTAAGTCCCCTTGCATATACCCGCCAAAGATCCGGGTCCTTGATACGTTCAATCTGTGCCCGTTGCTTATCGGTTAAGTATTGGTTATGGGTGTGCCAGCTTCTTATAACCAGAACGGAAGGGTATTCTTCAGGATTCTTAAGCACACGATCATGTACCCAAAACTCAGCGGTAGGATTATAGTCAATGAAGGTCCTTACTGAAGTCCGAAGGTGTGCTTCAAAAAATATTTGATATCGCAGACGGGTAGCCTCATTGATGTAGAGTATGTGCCGCTTACCACCTTTGGCTTCTTCTTCAGTAGTGAAACTTTTATATTCAATGATAGATCCGTTCTTGAATATGTAGGTCCTATCGGTTATGTTGTAGTCAAGAATGGCTTCCTTCAGGTAATCACTAGAGGCAACCAGCTCCTTAGAAATACGGATTGCATCCTCTTTCAGCTTTGTAACGGTGTTACTGGTAACTGTGATAACATACTTAGGGCAGATACATGCAATAGTGAAGAGCGCTTGCAGGATACTATAAGATTTCCCGGACCATGTGCCCCCTTGGTTAACAACAATATCTTCCTTAGCTGTAAGGTTTCGCCAGTACAGACCACTTCTTTCGTTCGGGAATACTTCTGCAAAATTATTCTTCTCCATCAGTGTTTTCAGGGAAGTTTAATGATACTCCTGCTGGCATTTGTACCATAACGGCAGGCAAGTTACCCGCCACATTACCTTCGATCTCCTGCTTAGGCATCCCCAATAATTGATTCATAACAGTGCTGAAAGCATAGGTATCCCCCTGCATGATAGCTTTCTGCAACTGCTGCAAGATCATCAACTCAACTGCTGATCGATTCTTTACGTCCGGGCCGAATGCGGTAACTAGCTGCTGATAGAGCGCACTTCCATCCTTGAACTTATACTTGGAATTCAGCAAGGCCCTTAGCCCTTTGCGCATGTCTGCTTGGGCCTTTCGCGTTGCAGCCGACTTCTTTGCACCCGGCTGATAAGTCGAAGTAAAAGGCTTCGGGTTGTCCTTGCCGCGCAACTTACCTTTTCCCCCGTTTTTTTGAGGTTGATTTGATGTTTCGTCACTCATTGTACGATAAGTTTCGTACCCGACCAAACCAGCTCATTGTAGAAGCAAGATAGGTGCCACTTGGTGCGCCCGTCTGGAAGGGTATCTTGTGTTGTAAATGTTGGTACTTGTATTGCAACTGATTCTGCAAACTGCTCACCTTCTTCGGTTATGATTCGCCAGAAATCAGATCCTTTGTTTTCCGTATTGAACCGGATACCTAGTATTTTCATGTGCTTAGAATTTATAGTTGAACGTTCCCATATCAAGTGAAATGGGACTAAAATTTTTGCATTTTTCTACTAGCTCATCATCATAGAATGATCGGTAATCATTGTACTCACTTTTATTTGAATGCGGCATTTGGGACCATACCCCGGTTATCTTTTGAAGGAACTTCTCCACTTTTTCGGTTCCATCTTCTAGCCTGAAGATGTTTGACCTTGGTACAAGTAGGTTGTGTTGTTTGTCGCAAAGCCTTTCGGCTTGAGATGTGAACCAGAAAGAAGACCCAAGATCCCCGTCAGTGCCCCGGTTGCCTTCAGCGGTTAAAGGATCTCCCAAAAATGAACCTTGGTAGTTGTTTATGTTGATCGTAAGCCACTGCTTGAACGTTGGCATTGGATCGGCAACGGCTATTCGCTCATACTTGTGCCGCCTATGGTTTTGAATGTAGATGTAAAGCGATACCATCCGGTCAAAGGGATTGCGGATAATCGAAAACTTCTCATAGCTTTCCCAATGTGGCTTGTACTCCCGGGAAAGATAGTCAGCGGTGTAGTGATCGAACCTTTGATTGAAGATGTCGCATACTGAACGACCAGCGCACTTAGGTATGTGCACGAAAAATAATTTGAAGTCGTGTGTGATCATATAGATTGATTTTGCTGTAAATTTAAACGTTTCATTATTCACTGAAAAAATATATCGCTTTGAAATACGACTACCTCATAGTTGGATCTGGTCTGTTCGGATCCGTTTTTGCACATGAAGTAACCAAGCATGGAGCTAAATGCTTAGTGATCGACAAACGAAAAGCTACAGGCGGCAACATTCGCTGCGAAAAGATAGAAGGGATCAATTGCCACATGTACGGACCTCATATCTTCCATACCAATGATGAGGATATTTGGAACTATGTCAACCGACTTGCGAAATTCCAGCAGTATGTTTATTCGCCAATGGCCAACTACTACGGGCAGTTGTATAACCTTCCCTTCAACATGAATACATTCTACCAACTTTGGGGCACTTTCACCCCGGAAGAAGCCATGAGAAGGATACAAGAGGAATCTTCCATTGTTGAGACTGTCCACAACTTGGAGGACCAAGCGATAAAACTTGTCGGTTATGAGATATACGAGAAGCTGATCAAGTCCTATACTGAGAAGCAGTGGGGCCGATCATGCAGGGATCTACCATCATCTATCATCAAACGGTTAACCGTTCGGTTCACTTTTGATAACAATTATTTCACCGATAGGTTCCAAGGGATGCCAGTTCATGGCTATAATGAACTTACCGACAACCTTCTTGCAGGCATTGAAGTAAAAACTGGTGTTGACTACTTTGAGGCCCGGGATTTTTTCAATAGCGTTGCGGACCGGGTAGTATATACAGGCCCATTAGATCGCTTCCACGACTTCCGATTCGGGGAGTTAGAATACCGTTCCCTTGAATTCAGGAACGAAATTTTGCCTATGCAGAACTTTCAAGGGTGCGCGGTAATCAACCATACCGGGAGGGACAAACCTTATACCCGGACCATAGAGCACAAACACTTCACCCGGGCCACTGGTCCCGGGACTGTTATCACTTACGAGCACCCGACAAAATGGACCCGGGACCGGGAGCCATACTACCCTATCAATGATGAGAGAAACGGCAGGATCTTACGCATGTATGAAGATCTTCAAAACGAGGGCAAGGTAATCTTTGGCGGCAGGCTTGCAGAGTATCGCTACTATGACATGCACCAAGTAATAGCTTCAGCTCTTAAGAAGTCGCGGGAGTGCATAAAAGAAAAAGCCGCCTTGGTTAGAGACGGCTCATAATCAGATCCAAAACTTCGCGGGTAAAAGATCCGATCAGTAGGATTGCAAAGATAGTAATTATTTTATTTCATACGGAGGCGGTCTAAAATAGTCCATATAAATATTTGGTCTTTTCATATCATTTATTTTAGGTTAATTGTCAACTCTTGGCCGGTTAATGTGAAGTAGAGGTTTTGGAGTTGGGGGAGGTTTTGAGGGTACGGATTAATATTAATCTATGGCTGCCTCTTTTGCTTCGCCAAGCGTTTTTTGTGCCATTGCTATTTATGTTTATTGATTACTTGGTTCAACCGTTTCTTTTTCTGAAACGAATTTATCAATAGCCCAAACTAAGTCAGGCGACATACCTCGATTGCTTCCCTGAATGTTTGCTGTCAAAAGCAATACACATTTATCAAACATATCCAGCCTTGCAGCCATTAAATTGTTTTGGCTTCTTAATTGTTTTATTTCATTTGAAGCCTCTTTTAAAAGCCTGATTTCTTGTTCCATAACTTATAAATGGTTACCTATACACCAAAAGGTTTTTATCGTTTAAACGGGCATTCCCCGCAGTTGTTAACTTTTAGGTTCATCTGGATTGTTCTTTATTTGTTCTAAAAACTTAAAACACTCAAAAACCGTTTGTTTGGTATTTTCCTTATAAGCAATAAATTCTCCCCCGTTTTTTATAAAATTTATTACTATTGATATATCAGCAAAAATAGAGGTTATTATCGTAAAGGCTAATACTAAGGGGCTTAAAATTATTCTAACAATTAATCTAACCCAAGAAGGAACTTTGCTCATAGTTTAATTTTTAAGTCCCAATAACGATGGATTTTGCTTTACATTTTCAGCCCAAAGTTCCATTAGCCGTGCGGTGTATTGGCCTAAATAACCTAACGTTTCTTCTCTTGTGCTTAATCCTTCACATAAGTCATTAATACACCCTTCGACATAGTTTTGAGCCTGATTTAATGTTTTAATATCTTCTACTTTCATTTCTTCTATTTTGGTTAAAGATTTATGTTTAGTTCTTGGTGGGTATCAAAAGCAAAATAGTATAAGTTCTGAAGATGGTGAACACCTGTTACTATAATACGCTCATGTGTTATGAAGTTGTAAACCTCAAACTCGTTAATGTTCTCGTTTTGTTGATGAACCTTAAATTCGTTTAGTTCAAATACCTTAGAAGCATTTGGCTCTTGCGGGTCTGAAGTAAATGATGAGGCGAATCCTGAATTACGAAGTATCTCAGGCGTTAATTCGATGGGTTGAAGTGTAGATACCTTATATCCTGAAGTGTTGCCTTCGCTTATGATTTCTTTAATCTGGATAGGTTCACCGAATCCGTTTAAGACCCAGTTGTTAAATCGTAGTTCCTGTATATTCATCTCATTTACTTTTTGGTGGTGGGGGAATTAAACCTTGCTTTAAATATTATTAGTAAATCACTATATTCCTCAATAACAGCATTACGCTTCTCCCTTTCCGCATCTGTCTTATCATCATTGTAGTAACCTGCTATTTGAGCTTGGTGATTTTCACTTAATACATCAATAACATCTTTCTTCAACCTCTCTACTTCCTCCTTCAGTTTGGCGTTTTCTTCTTTGAGTTCCTTTATAAATTCTATTTGACTATTAATCACCTTATTCATAATGCTAATAGTATTATTCTTTCCTTTTATCTCCTCCTCTTTAGCTGTTAGTTCGGACTGCATAAACTGAACCATTATATCCGCAATAGCATTGCGCCTTACAAAGGGTATCCCGTCTAATCCAAATGACGATGCTGAAAAACTACCAGTAGCTAAATATTGCCTATTAGCTTCTTTATTAAGCATTTCAAGTGCTCTCTGCTTCACATCCTCCGGCACTCCTGTTGGTTTATCTGTTTGGTTCATGGTTGGGGGTTTAGTAATTACAATGGTTTTGCTTTTAATATCAATTTCATACTGAGTCCCGCATTCACATTCAATAGGAGCATGACGGTTAATATCAAAAAGAACGTCATAGGGGCAATTATCTAAGCTGTAATTACCTAAAATACATTCTCCGCTTTTGCTTTGAAATCCGTTTTCTTCTCCGCATGTAGGGCATTTAACCCAGACTGTATCAAAAAGTCCCATAATTATCCTTCTTTATTTTCGTTAAGTGATTTGATTAGTGCGTCTGCGGTCGTTACAGCTATTTTGTCTACCATTGGATATTCTGAAGTATTTGCATAATGTCCGTGAAAATTAAAGTTTACAAGTAGCCCTTGCATAGCCTGTCCAGCATAGTAGAATCTTAAATACTCTAACCATTCTGCGTTGTTGTGAAATTCAAATCGTGCTTTCATATACTGTTTTTATTTAAAAGTTCGGGGTTTACCAGTTTTTACTATGAGTGAGTCTAACAAATTCTGCTTGACCTACCTTTATCTTATTTTTCCCGTAATACTTTTCATTACCTTCTTTTTTCTTTCTCTCACAATACCAGCGCAGGACTTAGAACAATATAACCCCCAACCTTCTTCTTTTCGCGGCTTAGTATCAAATTGCTTACCGCATTCAATACAGTTTTTTTTCATAAAAATGTTTTTAAACTATCATTAGATCTCCAATTGGAATACCACGACCAAATACAAACTTAGTGCTCATCAACCTTACCGGGTGAACTTCATCTTCACGATATTGCTGCTTAACGATCACTCCCAAAAATTCAATCCCTATAAAGTCACGATACCACCAATCTTTGTGCCTACATGTATGGATCATGAACATGGCATATTCCTTACCCTGTTCTCTTTTTTTGCAGTAGGGCCAATATGTTTTGTTCAATTGCGCACCTTCACAGAACTCATTGTATCGTACAACATCAACCATGCTCATGATCCATGCTTTTACTATTGAGGGATCCCGGCACCCGTCAAGGCATTGGCCTTATAGATTGCAACCGGAGTTACTTTGCGTTGCCATGCCTTATTGGAAGGGGACCACACAAAGCCAGCGGATTTATAGGATCTTCGGATCTCTTCCCCGGGCTTTTCATCGTTAATAATTTGCACCCGGTCCGCAGTATAATTTACTACTACAGTACCACCCGGAAACTTGTAAGAAACTTCACCGATATTTTGCGCATTCTTTTCCTTCTCTTCCAGCATCTTGATCATTCCTTCTACCCGGTGAATGTTCGCGTTATTATTGGTCAATGAGAAAGGCGCAAAGCCAACACCCCACCAGCCCCCCGGCTTCAATAATTCCCTAGCATTAGCTTCAGATAAGCCAGCAGCAACAAGATCCGGGATGCAGTCTTTACCACTTTTCAATGCTTTACGGATAATGGCATTGCAGGACTTCATTACCTCTTGATTGCGCTTCATTGATTCCAGATCAAGCCTATATCGATCCAGCTCAGAAGAGACGGTTTTAGGCGGGAGAGACTTGCGCACAATAGCTTTTTTCGCACGTTCGCGCCAATTGCGGAAAACTTGGTAATGTCGATCTTCCGAACGGTTGGCTTTTTCAGCTCTACGGACCGGAAACTTAGAAGGACCAGCAATCATTGTAGAAAGGCAATTGCTTTTTGCATATAGCCAGCTTGTCAAATTTCGTTCGTATCGCTGTTTGTATTCCAGAATGATATCTTCAGCAATCCCTTCATTTTGCAGCTCATCCATATCCGATTGCAGCTCTTCAGAATAATCATTGATCAATTGCGCCCCCCTTTTTTCGGGAGTATGAGAGGTTCCATTGTGTGCGTTAATAGCTTGTCGTGTTAAATGTTGTAGTAACATGTTGCGAAGTTTTGAAATTAAAAAATATTATTCAGTTTCTTGTTCAAATAGGGTATTGACTTGCGTTAGGTTCCCTTTTTTAACCGGATCAAAAGTAAGTTTTCCGGGACTAGCTTTTACCAGTGCAAGGGCATCGGCCTTGTATTCGTTTTCGTTTTCAAGGACTACATGATTTTCAAGGTGCGCACCTTCATTGAAGAAGTGATCAACACCCCGGCCCATTTGCTTACCTTTCAACGTATGTTTATCCAAGGCATAATCAGGGACTTCCATAAAATGGTTGTCGTGTTCCCGCCAAAATTTGATAACCGCATAATCCACAACCCGGGACTTGGCAGATCGACACATTAAAAGGATTGCATTGGCCAGAAAGATCCTTTCAGGACGGGTATCTTTTTTGTCGGCCTTTTGTTCATTGTAGGATTGGTACAAAGCAGATATAACGGCTGGCAGTGTAGGGTTGGCTAATCCGATATCTTCCGAAGCAATAATTTTTAACCGCTTCCAGATGTAATCGTCATAACCAGAGTTGAAAAACTCAACCGCGAAATACATTGCAGTTTTTTCGTCCCCCCTTCGGATACCTTTTTGC